CAACCAAGCTGCCGATCGTCATTCTTGCCACGGACGATGATTTCTTGGGTACAGGGCCAGACTGGGGCGGCCAGCACACCGGCTTCAAGCGTATCCAGATCCTGGAAGGCGGCTCCTGGTACGACCATCGCCAGGACATGCACGACCGCCGGATTCAGGTCGTCATCTTCGCCAGCGACCCTGACACCGCCAAATCCATGGCCGCCCAGCTGAGCGCCTACATGCAGGAGCCCCAGCACCGCTACTTCGATGCCACCTACCAGTTCGGGCAGTACAAGGTGCCAGCGACGATGCAGCTGGAGACCAAGCGCATTGACTGGATGCGGGTAGAGCACGACCTCAAGAACATCAAGATTCTGGCCGGCGACGTGGCGCTCAAATGCGTTGTGCCTGTATTCCGCGCGCCGGGCGAAGATGAGCAGAACGACGGTTCGGACAACATCCCCCCAGGCTACCCAGTAGTCCGTAGAGTCCACGCGCAGCAAAGTTCAGGTCCTGACCCCGAGCACATGGTGAAGCACGTTGAACGTATTTCTGAGTGAGCGCGGCGAACTGGGCGACCAGATTCCAACAGATGTGGTTATCCGCTGGGTAAACCGCTCCGACTTGACGCCGATCCCCCGCAACCTGGAATTCACCGTCAAGCTGATCAATGGCGTGGAAGAGCGCCTGAAAAAGGGCGTCACGGTATGGTCTGGCCGGGAGAACCTGCCGTACAAGATCGTCAAAACGCTGCGTGATCCCCCCAAGGGAGAGGTCCAGGGGCGCGATCAGCAGCAGACCATGAGCGTCACCGCGCTTTTGGAAAGCTGCGCCCCACTGGCCGAGCCGCTGGCAAAAGCAGTGGTGCTGCGTAATGCAGCGCTATCGAACGTGCTGCGCAGCTGTGGCGCTTACATGCGCATTGGCGACGGTGACTTCAACGTGCCTCGTTTTACCTGTTTCCGTGGTAAGCAGCCCAGCTACAGCCTCGCCACTGTATTGCAGGAAGAAGGCGCGGTTCTGGTGATGGTCAACGGGCAGTTGCAAGCGATGCGATTGACCGACCTGGTGCGGCAAACGGCGATAGACAACATTGGCCAGGTCGACAGCAGCGCGAAAGTCGACAGCGAGTTTCTGGAGCGCCAGCACGTACCCAGCTGGTACACAGTTGACGACAGGGGCGCGATCATCACCGGTCAGATGGGCGATTCGCGGGTTGTGCAGTTTCTGCCGCGCGGGGACAAGCACCAGTTGCGTAACTCTTCGTGCGTCCTGGTGCGCACCAAAATTGTCGACTCGCAGCAATGCCAGCAGATCCAGGCCGGTCATGTGCTGAGTGTGGGCGGGGAGAACCTGGTGGTGATGACCGCCGCCCACGCGGGGATGCAGAAGACTGGCGCCATGGAGAGTTACAGCCGCTTATGGCTGGGGAGTTTGATCAATGCTACCTAGCCTTGTGCCGGCCTTTGTGCGGGCCGTAGACCGTGGACGGCGGGAGATTCGCGTAGAAATACCGCCCTACACCGATGGCGCCAACGAATGGCCCGTTGCCGAAATGTGCTACCCGATTGGGGATGATTCCCCCAATACCGAAATCCGCGTGGTAGTGGATATGCCGGTGTGGGTGGCGTTCCGTGGTGGTGATGAGCGCTACCCGATCATCATGGGCCACCGCCCGGTCAACGTGGGAAACGAGGTCGGGACCAGGCGCTGGAACCACGACAATTTCGAGCTGAATGCAGACACGGATTACACGCTGAACTCTGGTACCAGTATCAACCTGGAGTCCGGTTCGAGCGTGAAGGTCGATTCAGGCAAAACAGTTGCGATCGATGCCGGGCAGACGGTCACCATTACGGCTGGCACCCAGATACAGCTGAAAGTAGGCGCCAGCGCTATCACCATCACCCCGGCCCAAATCGCGCATATGGCCGCGCTAATTACCCTCAACTAAGGAGAAAAGACCATGCCAGGCGTATCAAGATCAGGTACCGATCAGGCCGGCGGTACCATAAGCGGTGTGCTGGTGCCCAATGTACTCGTGAACGGGGCGCCAATCGCTGTGAAGGGCGCCAAGGTGGACCCGCACGGGTTACACGTTGCCCAGGTTATGGTTGGATCGAGCGCGACTGTCATGGCGGGCGGAATTCCCGTATGCCGAGCCGGTGATGCCTCAAGCTGTGGCCACACCGCCAACGGTGCTGTAAACGTGATGGCCAACTAGCAAACGCCCACCAGGTAGCTCCCGCCCGTCGCCGCACAATGGACCCCAAATCAATCTTCAGGGGTCCACCGTGCCGCAAACCAACTCCCTCGACTTCTCCACCACTGCTGGCGCCGAAACCGCGCTCAAGCAGGTCAGCCAGCTGTTGGGCCGTGCCGGACAGGCCGTAGTTTCCACCGAGTTCAGCCCCAAGCCACGCCGGTCCGCCGATACCACCTACCGCGAGGCTCTGCTGGTGCTGGCCAGTGGGCAGACCATCACTCTGCGCGTGAACGGTACCGGTGACATCTTCCAGGTGCTGCTGAACGGCTCGGTTAAGCCGCTCAAGGAGCACACCGACACGGCCAAAGCCGTTACCGAGATTGCAGGCATGGCCGAGAAAAACCAGGCAGCCTTCCAGAAAGCCCAGGCCCGCAAGGCTGTGGCGCTGCCAAAGGGCATGAGCACGCCCAAGCCCAAGCAGGTCGATGTGCTCAATCAGCAGATTGCAGACCTGGACGCCCAGATCGGCACCAAGCAGGCCACCATTGCCAAGCTGAAGGCCCAACTGAACGGTGGCGCAATGACCGACTCTGTTCCGCGCGAACTGGACGACCAGAACGGCGCAGCACGGGAGGTGCTGATGCAGCTGGTCAAGGCAGACGGGAACGTCCTCGAGGATGGTCAGGTGGCCAGCAAGGCTGGTCGTGATGTCCTGGTGGATCTTGGCATGGTCGATCGCTACACCGATCGGGGCGAGAACGTGCTTAGCGACAAGGGGCGCACCTGCGCCGCCATGTTGGATGCAGTGGCCCGTGAGGAACCGCCGGCAGCCGCGGCCACCAGCGTGCAAGAGCCCATGGGGATGCTTCCTTTCGCCAGCGCCTATGTTGCAGCTACCGAGTTGGCCGCGGCCACCGGGTCCATGTTGGACAGCGCCACCGCCTCAACTGGAGGCGCAAAGGCCTACCTGCAAATCGGACTTCAGATCGTGGAGCACAACGCCCCGATCAGCCTCGAGAGCGGGGATATTGCCCAGATGCGGCACCAGTTGCACATGGCTGAATCATTCCGAGCAGCGATTGCGATGCTGGACAACGCCGGTACCCGCCAGATGGATGACCAGGCGCTGGAGCAGCTGGTGGCCATCGCAAAGGCAGATGCTGCGACCGAGGACGAGATTCAGGACCAGGACGCGCTGGCGACTCTGCTGGCGCTGTCCATGGTGGACGTTGCCGAGGGTATCTATTTCCTCACCGAGGAAGGACGGCAGCACCTAAATGCGAATGGAATGGACGCCTACGGTGAGCCCTTCACCGAGTGACCGGTCTAACAGGCAAAAAAGACTATCGAAAACATTATAAAATTGTTGTTTAATCGGCGCATGAATGTCCGGGGATACTTTTATGCGTCAAAAGGAATGTGACTGCTTCAACCAGCTGGGATTGATCGGGGGTGCCCGATGATCCTGGCCGGCGTTCAAGTAGACGAGCGCGCAATGCTCGCTGCTGCAATGCTCAAGATGCGACCTACCCGATTCCCCACCATGCGCTGGGCTCTGGTCCGTGACCACTTCGACATCGCCTCGACCCAGGCTTACGCCCTGTGCCGTGAATTCAGCCTGGACCCAGAAGAGAAATTGAAGCCATGAGCCAAGAAATCCTGGCCTACGTCCGTGCCCTGGTGCACAGAGCACAGAACGAAGGCGCCCGCCGCATTGAACTGAGCGTCAAAGACCTGAGCGAGTTACTGCCGCATGCCGAGGCTGGCCTGTACCGGCAACGGGCGGATAAACCGATGAAGCCCGCCGGCTGGGTGAGCCCCGGGGCATTACGCCGGTTGAACAGTAAGCGCAAGGGCGACAGGGCTATCAAGCTGCTCCGATTCAAGACCGACGAGTTCAACACCGAAGTTTTCTTCTGCGACAACCTACGCGACAAGGAACAGGAAACCATCGCAGCTGGCCAGGCCAAGGAGGCAGCGAAAGCCGCCCTGGAGGGCTCCAGTGTTTGATTGGGATGGTTTTCTAATGATCGTGCTGCTGGGGCTGGTGTGCGGCTACCTGAGCGGCGGAGCCCTCGCCGGCACGCTCTGGTACAGGCGCTGTTCGGACCTTGAAAAGAAGGCGCTTGCGGCATACCGCGAGCGCTACGAAGCCGACTGCGAGCTGCGTGTAGCGCTTGACCAGCTGGACAGGCTTGAAAATCAGGTCGAACAAATGACGCGACTGCTCGACGGGGAAAGAGCATGAGCGCTTGCGACCGACAGGCGTTCGAGGCCGCGTATATGACAGAGCAGTTGAAGCGCTGCGGTGAGGGGTTCCGCTCGACTGTGCAGCACCATCTGAACGAGCGAAAACCTGACGGCGACTACCTGCACTACCTGGAATCCATCGCCTGGAAGATGTGGAAGGCCGCAGGCCCTGACGCTCAGGCATATCGCTTCCTGCGTGACCAGGCGGTGAGCGCGCGTGCCAGCTGCGGCGACGTACCGGTGGTGCGGTGTGGCCTGGGTGAAGTACTCCATGGCAAAGCGTTGGACCAGGCTGTGGCGAGCGCGCTGGAGAAGCACGGTTGAGCCTTGACCAGTACACCGACCAGAACCTGATAGACGAGCTGTTGAATCGGCGGCTCGAAAAGGAACAGGGTTGGGATAACGTCGAGTACTGCCACGACTGCGCACGCTTCAAGCCCTGGACACGCCGGGGTGAGCCTCCAGCCGACTACAACCCCTGTGGGCTGGGGCACAAACTGCAATTTCGCATGCCCGAGGAATGGGAGGGCCCGCACGCTGAACATGGGTTCTACAGGCGTATTTGCAGTGACAGAGCTGCCATTGAGCCACCGGCACCTGGTCGCCGCCCACCGCCCGCCGAACCACCGCGAGGCCGGCCAGGCTGGGCAGAAACGCACAAACCAGGCGGCAAGTCTTGATCCCCTCCCCCACGGCGCCTATCGGCGCCGTTTCTGTTCCTACAGCCCCACAAACCGCCTTCAAAAAACATTAGCGAAATGCCTGTAAAATTCGCGCATAATGTCCGGGGATAGTTTTTTAAGGCCTGCAAGGCCATTTTGGGGGACTGTATGCACGGAAAGCGGGGCCTTGATCGCGCCAGCTATGACACTGATATCGAATTCGAGCGCGCATTTGATTCCGCGGCCAGTCAACTTGGCACGGACGAACAATTGCGGCTCATGCTTTCGCTGATGCGCGAGTGCCGTGGCTGTGGCACTGAGGTAGTGCCTGGCAGCGTTGAGATTCAGACAGCAGCCCGGACCCAGGCCAGCTGGCTGACCTGTAAATCCTGCGAGCACAGAGTGCCGTTACCCCTGAGCGGCCAGATTTCACTGGGCAAACTGGTGACGTTGTGGAATCAGACACCGCTGACCATCGAAGCCGAGGTGGCACATGCCAGTCGCTGAACTTGCGGCGAATGATGATCCCCAATTGGAGCTTGCATGAAAGCCCTGAGCATTCGTCAACCTTGGGCCTGGTTGATCACTAGGCCGGACCTTGTGAGCGCTGAAGCCCGTGCAGCGGCTGTTGCAGCCGGCCTGGTCAAAGACATCGAAAACCGTACCAGGCGCACCAACTTCCGTGGTCGTTTCCTGGTGGTGGCATCCAAGGGTATGACTTGGGACGAATACACCGACTGCGTGGCGTTCGCGGGCTCACGCGGTGTTGACCTGCCGCCTTTCACCGAGTTGCCCCGGGGCGGCATCGTGGGCGCTGTGGAGTTGGTGGATTGCCTGCCGTTCAGCCCCTCACCCTGGTACATGGGCTATGTAGCCCTGGTGCTGCGCGATGCAGTGCCGTTGCCCTTCACCCCGCTGAAGGGGCAACTGGGTTTCTACGAAGCTCCCTTCACTGAATCCGAATTACTGGAAATTGACACCCTATGAGCGCCCCGATCTATTGCCGGACCACTGGCCTGCGAGTCCTCGTCTGTCGCTGCTACCGCTGCTTGGACTACGGCCCAACAGAGTGCCGCACACAGAAAACGGTGGGTAAATGACGTTTTATTAGTTTTAGAAACGTTTTAAATATAGTTTTGGGCAATGTGTATAAGTGGCTCAAAGCCATAATTCTCGCTGTTTTCAGGATGTGCACAACCCTGTGGGCGGGTGGGTAAATTACTGATTGGGGTGGGTAAATTACGCTTTTTGGTGGGTGAATTACTGGTTTGGGTGGGTGAATTACGTTTTCCCATGTTGGGTGGGTAAATTACGGAAACCGCGTGGTTCCTGGCCTCCAGAACGGCCCAAGGTGGGTAAATTACGGTGTGCGGCACCCCTCCAGAGCCCGGTTTATGCGGGTTTGGCCGAAAAATTCCGTAATTTACCCACCGCACGACCCTCCGATTTTCGATGGCGGTTTCTCACACCTGGTGAAAGCCTTATCATCCAGCCTCGGCTTCCTTGCCGGGTGTACATACGGATCGAATCAGGACGGAACTACCGATGGCTTCTCAAACCTCCACTGCTGGCCCAGACGACAGGCTGAATCGCAGCCTCAAGGCGCTCCAGGAGAAGAGTGCGGTGAGAAAGGCGCGGAAACCCTCCGGTAAGCGGGCGGAAGTGCAGCAAGAGCTGTTGTCGCCGGAACAAGCCCCAGCACCTTCCCCTGCTGCGGAAAGAGTCGAAACGCCGGCCTCTGGCGAAGCTGAAGCAAGGCCAAAGCGCAAAACCAAGCCCAAGGTCGAAAAGGCGGGTCGCCGTAAGGCCGACATGCCCGGCACCCAAGGCGACTTCTTCACCCCCGTGCTCTACGACGTCGGCGCCAAGGACAGCCGCGGCGTGATGGACGTGGCCGTTTTCCGGTTGTCGAAGAAAGACAAGCGCGAGAACGCGATGATTCGTTACGAGCTGCCCGATGGGCATGTGGTGGTCACCTCCGGCCCGCACGGTATGGCGTCAGTCTGGGACTACGACATTGTGCTGATGGCCGTGTCGCACCTCACTGAGGCCATGAACCGGTACCAGAACGGCAAAGGCGATAAGCCGTCGCAGATCTTCAAGCCCCATATTGGCGACGTCCTCAAGTTCTGCCGCAAGGACAACGGTGGCAACCAGAAGGACGCCGTAGTGGGCGCGCTGGAGCGGTTGAGCACTACCTTTGTCGGCATCGAGCGAACTGTCCAGGTGCGCGGCAAAGTGGTGACCGTGAACGAGGGCGAGAACCTGATCGGCCCATTCAAGACCGTCAGTAACGCGAAGAAGAAGGTCGAGTACATCGAAATCAAGATTGCAGACTGGATGTACAACGAGATTACTCAGGGCAGCCGCCCAGACGTGCTGACGGTTCATCCCGACTACTTCCTGCGGGAGTCCGGCATTGCCCGGTTCATCTACCGCCTGGCGCGCAAGGCAGCTGGCCGAGGTACTGCTGCTTGGGGTTTCAAAACCCTGTTCGACCGCAGTGGCAGCACCGGCACATTCAAGGAGTTCACCCGGGCAGTGCGGGAGCTGGTGAAGGTGAACGATCTACCGGAGTACGCTCTGGTCGAAGAGCCCGGTAAGGACGGCCCAGTACTGCACATGGTTCATCGCGCGATCGCGGATCAGTGGAAGGAAGGCGAGCCGCCGGCTGAAGACAAGCGCCCTGGCGAAAGCGAGGATTCCGCGGAAGAAACCTCTGCTAAATCCTGATCAGGTCAAACCACTCGTCCATAGCCTCTTCAGCCGTCAGGATCCCCCGCTGGCGCTGTTGAAAGTGAACCAACCCCAGGACTGCAACTTCCCCGTTCTGTAGATCGGGGTGCAAGCGATATTGCTGCCCCTTCTCGTCAATGCCGTCCACCTCGATGCGCGGCGTGTACCGCGCCACACCGTCGTCAAAGGCCACCATTTCGTTGCCCTCGGCCTGCTTATAGGCCCTGATCGCATCGTCCCAATGCTCTTCCTGAAACAGGCAGTCATAGGCCTCGCACCGCACGTTGGTGACGAAGGCAAAGCCTGGTTCGGGTTCCTCCCGAAACTCTTCAGAACGCTTCACGATTGCCAGCACGCCGGTTACTGGATCGAGCATTGCTACGAGCGTAATGGGGTCGCCTGAGTAGCCGGTAGCGGATGACATAATCTTCATTGCTGTAAAATACCAATAAAAAGCTAATGTTTTCCTTGTAAGAAAACAAAGAAAATTATAATGTTTTCCTCGTCGCGGAGTGCGACTACCGGCGAGAGAAGGAAAACGTCATGCGAAAGATTGTAGGGATCGTCCCCAAGCAGGTTTTGTGGGGTTTGCTAGGCGGAATGCTGATGGCCGGATACGGATGGGTTGGCCAGAGCGACTACGAGAATGAAGTCACGAATGCGGAGTGGTATTGCCAGATGGTGCAGGACGGCCTATGGCCACCGAAGCCAGGCATGAGCTGCCCCGCGCCAGACCTGTCCCCCTCGGAACGGCTGGTTTCGCTGTAATAGAAGGCCCTGCCACTGCGCAGGGCTTTTCTTATTGTATCCCCGGACATACTTGTAAGCGGGCGGCTGCTTTCTTCACCGTCGGCATGGCGCAGCGCTGAGAATGTGACATATCATAAAGGCACAATTTCTCAACGACTTAGGACCCCTCATGGCAAAGACCGACGCGAAGGCCGAAACCAAGGAAGAGAAGGGCCGGAAAGCCTTCTACCTGACCGCTTCCCAGATCGAGAAGGTTCGCGGGCTGGCGTTCGAGCGCAACGTGCCTGAGTCGACTATCGTCGGTGAGCTGATCGACGCGGCCCCACAGCCGAATATCAAGCGGGGCTAACCGCTACGCTTCGCAGGACAAGGGGCGCTTCGGCGCCCTTTCTCGTGCCTGACAGGGTGTAAACCCTCCCCGGGGGATACCTCAATGCACGGCTATCGTGGGACTTTCCCGCGGAGCCCTTGAAGCATGAGCGATTCCTACACCCAGCTGGCCAGTGCAGCCCACAGTGGCGCCTTCGGCCTCGGTGCCAAGCGCACCCCCACAGCGGACCAGGTCCGTGCCGGCAACTACGCCAAGGGCAGCCTACGGCTGCATGGCCTGCCCATCACCATCGAAACCCCCATGTTCACCCCGCGCACCGGCAAGGAAGACGGCCAGCCCTGGTCGATCGTGTGTATGGCCAACTACGGCTACATCAACGGCACCAAAGGCGCTGACGGCGATGCCTTCGATGTTTACGTGGGGCCGGTACCGGAAAGCATGCTGGTGGTCGTGGTCAACCAGGTGAAGAAGGACGGCAGCTTTGACGAGCACAAGGCTGTGCTGGGCTTCCACGACGTCGATACCGCGCTGACTGCCTACCGCAACAGCTACCAGAAGGATTGGCGAGGCCTGGGCAGCTATGTCGTGTGCACCGTCCGCCAGTTCAAGGCCTGGCTGAAGACTGGCGATTTCAGCAAGCCACTGGCTGCGGGCGACCTCGTGGTGGACCAGTTGAAGGCCACCAGTGCAGCGTTCGTGACTTGGGGCGAGAACGACCTGCCAGTAGGCGTGACGGTTGGGGACGTTATCTATGACCTGCGACGGCTTGACCAGGACAAGCTGATGCTCGACAGCGCCACCATGACTGACATCACTGAGCTGCTGAGCGACGGCAGCATGCTAGATGCCATGGTGATCGAATTCGCCCAGTTCGACCGCAAAGCCAATCAGCTGTTGCGCGTCATGCAGGCAGTTACTGGCGAAGTGAAGGCCGAGTCGGTCGAGGTCAGTAAGCCCTTCAAGAACCGCGGCACTACCCAGGTGGCCATGCTGTTCAGCATGAGCGACGGGCAGAGCGTTTCGGTCTTCTTCCACAACCCGGATAGCACGCCGAATAAGCTGGCGCCGACCGACGAGCTGATTAGCTGGAAGTGGGTCCTGAACAAAAAGGACATCACTGTGGTTGTGGCCCCAGAGCGTGGCCAGGACATCAGCCCACGCCAGGTCGCGCGCCGGATCATGGCCCTGGTGCAGAAGAACAGCGCCAAGTTCCTCCAGGCCGCAGGCGCCAGTGCGGAGAAGACTGCCCAGCTGGAAGGCCTGAAATCTCAGGCTCAAGAGAAAGTGGCGGAGGTCGAACGACTGGACGCCGAGATTGCTGAGTTGCAGGCCAAGGTCAACGCGCTGCCCGCGGCATCAGCTGCGCCGGCTGAAGATGGTAGCTCCCCTCCCCCGGTCAAGGAGGTCAGCTACACCCAGCGGGCGCTGGCCAAGGCGGATGCCGCCGCCGAGCGCCTGAAGGCCCAAGGCGTCACCCCTATGACCCGTGAAGAGTTCATGGCGCAGGTGAACGGCGGCGATAGCTTAGGTTTCAGTGTGGCCACCCTGACCGAGCGCCTGAAGGAATACCAGGAGACACTAGCGGGCGTGCGCGCCGGCACGGTGAAGCCGCGCAGCGTGGTCGGAAAGGGCGGGACGAAGAAAGCGGCTATTACCTGGCTCGAAAAGGGCATCGCTGAGGTACAGGAAGCGCTCGAAAACGGCGGCATCACTTATCCGGTGAATGCCAACAACTACGAATACCACCTGTCCAAGCAACTGCGTGAGCTGGAGGCCCAGCAGGCCAGTGGCACCGAAAACCAGGACCACGGAAACGGCGCTGACGACGCTGAAGCGCAGAAGATCGCGCGCTTGCTGGAAATGCTTGCCGCTGCACGGGCAAAACTGGCAGGTATGGCCCCTGGTGATGCGTTCTACGGCAACCTGACCACAGACATCGCCGGCATGGCAAGGCAACTGTGGGAAGCAGGCTATCGAGGCCCTGAAGCCATCCAGGCAGCACCAGAGCCACAGAACCGCAACACTTGGGAGGAAGCTGTCACCCAGGCACTGGCCGATATCATGCGCGCCAGCTATGGCGATGCAGCTGGTGTCATGGAGGCGCATGAGGCGGTGGTCGACGGCCAGTTTACGGCTGGCGCTACACCTGAGGCGGCAGCTCAGTTCATCAAGACGGCTGCTCAGGCAGATCAGCCGGACATGATTGGCGACGATCCATCTCTACGAGACAACCGCAGTGACCTGGAGAAGCTGACCGACTCCCTCAAAGCCGGCGATAGCCTGGGGGCGTTGAGCCTGCTTCAGCGCTTTGAGGATCCAGCAGTGTTGCGCAAGCTGGTGACTGAAGCGGGCTTCGACTTGGGCGTCTCCGCCACGGTAGATGAAATCCTTTCGG